AACATCAAAGAAGTAATTTATCTTTCTAGCCCCGTAGTAGATTGGCACACATTTATTTGCAAATGCATTGCATACCTTTTCTGTAAACCAGAAATCATCAATGTAATTCTCAATCACTACGGAAAACTTGTACTCACCGTAAATATCAAATGTCGATACTCTCTTGCCACCGTTATAAGTACCCATGCAATCAATATCTTTTTCCAACTTGTAAGCCCACTCTTTTCTCTGCCTATGCAGATAGCAGTATTCCTTGTTGGAAGAACAGAATGAGATACCTTTGGTCTTAGGCACATCATGAAACTGCGGAACGGTGAACTTATTTTCTCCCCAAAGACTAGCCTGTGTGCCACTTTCTCCCCACACACCGCCATACAAGATATGTCTTGCATTTGGAAGTGTGGATAAGAGGATTGAGTCATGTGTAAAGATAAGCTGATATTTGTCGGGATGTTCCTCGATAAACCTATATGGTTCTGGAAGCAGTGACCTTGGCTCAATCAGAAGTGCGATTGAATTACGCTCTGGCTTTTTATTGATTACAAACTTGTCATTGTAACAGTGGATAAAAGGCTCACCATCCACAGGATTATGTTTTGGAAAATGATTGTAAAGCGAATGAAGTTTTAGTCGCATGTCTCGTCCTCGATCAATTCATATTTTGCAAACTTGCAAGTATGTCCGTATCTGTCTTTCACAAGGCAGTTTGTTGTTTTGATGTTGTAGCCACGCTTTCTCAGATTGAAAATAATTGATGATACTTTCTGTGAGCCATACAACTCGTATGCTTCACGGGCAGTTATATTCCCTTTTACTTTTAAGTGCTTTAATATCTCACTTGTTTTGTCCTTTTTTACTTTCTTTGTTCTGTCAACAATAAATGCTTTCATTCTAATTCCTCATACTCAATGCAAACGTCATTATCTGGGTCAATCTCGCAGGTATCATAATCCGAATTACAGTTTGTACAGATAGTTCCTGCAAATGGGATTACACTTAACCACTTACAACTATCACAAGTCGGCTCTAATGTTTGCATCTTCTTTCTCCTTTATGTATTCTTTCACAGCTTCTATGTCCTGTAATGCATCAGCATCTTCTTTTTCAAGCTTGAATTGCGGGTACACATCCCACGACCAATTCTTTAGATTGCCTATCAATGCTCTCATTCTCTCTGCTTTTGTCATTCCTTCGCTTCTCCTTACGCTTACTCAGTATCTCTTCTTTGTGTTCCATGTAATAATTCCTTTGATACTCCAAACGTGATTCTCTGTTTTCTTGGTATCTGGCTTTATGTTTCTTTTTGAGAGTTTCTTTGTTCTTCTCCCAATATTTCTTTGAAGTGATACTCCTGTCTGCTATCTTGTAGTATTCCTTTTGTTTCTTCTTAATCTCGTCACGATTCTTTTGATAATACTTAGCTTTAATAGCTTTGACCTTCTTGCGCTCAAATTCATCAAGTACCTGTTGTCTTTCTTCAATCGTCTGAGTCCACGCAAACTTCTCCATGTAATCTCACCCTCTGTAAAACACACAACTCTTTCATCAACAGGTCAAAAGCCAACTCTCCGATTTCTTTCTTATGCCTTGTCAGAATTTTCTTGGCTTCGGTAAGCTTCACGTAACTTTCATAGTTCCTGTATGTGGTAGCATGTTTTTCTTTCCTCTCGGTCAAGTGCGCCTTATAGTAGTTGTGATAGTATTCAGCCCTATCGCTCAATTCTTCCCACCTCACTTCCTGCATCAAGAAGGACTCTGTAGATTGAACCGCCTATCTCAGTTTTGTATTTAGCCTTGAACGCATCACACTTAGCTTTGTAATCTTCCCAAAACTTATCATCCTTTGGTTCTGCATCCCTCATGGCTTTCATAATTGTCCATGCTTCTGTGTATGGGTCGTATATTACTTGTTTGAATTTATTTAAGCTTTTTTCTGTCATGAATTACTCCCACGGTAAATCTTCGTTATCTCTCTTTTCTCTGAAATCACTGTCCTCGTTAGCAACTTCAAATTTCATGTGTTTGCCATCGAAATACAACTGAACTTTCTCATTGTGTCCGTTCCTAGATTTCTCAACTTTAATCATCTTTTCGGTCAAGTCCTCTTCGTTAGAGTTCCACATCATCAGTACATTACTTGCGTCCTGTTCAATGTCACCCGATTCTCTCAGATCAGCCAAAAACGGTTCTTTATCCCTGTTACGCTCACTTGCCCTGTTAAGCTGTGACAATGCGATTACAGGGATATCAAAGTCAGAAGCTATTGCCTTTAATCCACGGCTTATATCGCCCACCTCTGATGCCCTATTACCATTACGCTTCTCAGAGGGTACAATCAATTGCAGGTAATCAATGATGATAATGTCGAACTTCTCTCTCTGTTGCTTTGCACGTATTTTTTTGATAGTGTAAGTACCCGTGTAAAGAAAAAAGTTCTTTTCCTCTTCAAGCTTTTTATTGCCCTCTTCAAACTGCGCTTCTTCGTCATTCAAGTAATTAGTGGCTAACCTAATCCTTGTCATATCAATACCACTAATAGAAGCAATGGCTCTCTCGTATATCTGCTTAATACCCATTTCAAGATTGAAGTAGCCAACCTTATAACCATCCTTGCCATATTTACGTCCGATTTGCAGAGCAAAAGCAGATTTACCTACTGATGGTCTGGCGGCAATAATCGTAACGTCACCATTATCAATACCACCTATCGCAGTATCTAATGCCCTTAATCCTGTCTCATATTTAGGCTTATGGCTTTCGTTGAAATACTCATTTTTAAATCCAACAAGTTCACTCAAGCTTATTGCCTTATCATCATCATCTTTAACAAGAACATCTGATAACTGCTTTATGTCATTCATGAATACATCAACGCTATTTGGGGTTATCAATGAGTTCTTGATAATCTCATTAACTTTCCTTACTTTGTAGTTCTGCAAAATAGCATCTGCACAATATTCATCCGATACACTACTGTCATGCTCAGAAACTAACTCAACGAGTAACTCTCTGCATTGTTGTTCATCTTGATACCAAGTTGTAATCTGTGGTATCAGTGACAATTGGTTGATCTCTTTACCATTAGCATTAGAGTAAATCGCAAATATCTTAGCCAATGTAGGGTCAGTGAACATTTCTGCATTGATGTAACTCACATCATTTAGTCGGGCAGAATCAATAAGCAAAGAGCCAATTATCTGTCTTTCTTCATGCATGGTTTATAACTCTCCAAGAATTTGTTTACAGTTATATTCGTTGCTCCCATTGCCAGACCATCGTTATAGAATCTAATGGCATCATATGTCATATCCTCAATAAACTTGCGCCTGTCCTCTTTAGGAACATTAGTTGTCATTTTTGTGATCTCAGCTAACGTATCAGCGTTTGGCTTTTCTTCGTACCATCTGCATATCTGTATGTACTTGCCTTTTATGTATCTCTTTAACTCTTCACGCTCCTGCGCTCTGGCATTATAGATTTTCATGATGCTTGCTACAGTAGGTGGATATTCACTTGTCTTTATGTATTCATTGACCGAAACCCTTATACCCTCTTCGTCAAGGTCTTTGAACATTTCAGCCCATAATTCAAATAAAGGCTGTGTAACTTTAAATCTTTCAATGCCAAAATTCGCTTCAAGTAGTTTGAGTTGTTGTTGTATAAAAGTCCTTCCTGCCATACTTACCTCACACTATTAAATTATCTGCTCCATAAGTTGTTGAGTTTGTTTTCTTCATCTTATCCCACACAATTCCTTGATAAACATTTCCTATACTTTCATTCACAACTCTTTCAACTTCATCAGCCCCATATTCAGAACAGTTATCAACAAATTTATTAAGTATAATCGTTATGCTTCTCAAAGTCGTATAATGATTATCTTTCCTTGGTTTCCTAGCATCCTTATAATCCATCCAATCCTTAATAACTTGCCAAAGTTTAGGGCTATTAAGAATGAACTCCCACCTATCAAATAAATGGCTGTTGAGTACATACTTTACATTTTCAAGATTTGAATGTTTATCATAATCATGTTCAACAACATCCCCGTTTTCCCCTTGGGGGGTAAGGGGGGTATTAATTATATTTCTATTATTCTGTATATTAATATCTGTATATGTGTTACAGTTTGTTTCATCACCGTTACTCTCTGTTACATCGGTGTTACTTTGTAACGTTTTATCCTCTATCGCTTCTACTTCAACCTCAGTATTTATGAGAGGTTTACCTGTTTTTACCTTTTCATTGTTCATTTCAATTTCTTTGATTTTTGCTCTATGCTTTCTAACCCTCTGAGCAGATTCACTTTCACTACAGATCAAATTATCCATTTGAGTAAGATACACTTCTTCCTCATTTACAAGTTGAAGAAGATTCATTTTTTCCAGATACATCAATGTGACTCTTACATTCTCTGCATCTTCATCAATTTCAAGTGCAAGTTCTTCTGCAAAAGTATCTTCAATACCGTCAAAGTACAATCTTCCATCAGATTTCAAACTTAAAAGCATTAGCTTTAGATAGATAATTGTGTAGGTATCTCCACCTGCAATTTTCCTTAATTTTTTTACCTCTTTATCCAAGAAAAATTCCTCTTTCAGCTTTAGCCAATAGTATCTCTTTACCTTGTCTTGCCCCATGATAGTAACTTCCCCCTTTTATGTCTTATTTAAGTTTTGTAACAATATAGTTATATGCTTCTTCTGCACACTTAAATGGCTCGTTGTATATCTGGCTTCCACTGAAATGCAGTACATCATATCCTGCTATTTTTAAATCGTAGTCTCTTTGATTACCTTTAATAACTTGTGCTTTAGTACGTTCATGAAAATCATGACCATCACATTCGATAATCAATTTAAAAGACTTATCATAATTATCAATTTCACAACTAGGGTCAAAATAAAAATCTGCACGATACTTATTGCCATTAGCCAATATTTCGCATTGAGGAAGTAGATTAGCATAATGCGTATAAGGCATATCATTTCTTATGAAACAAATAATTTGGAAAGCAAAATAAAATATCTGTTCTATTGGACTTTCGCAATCCTCATTATAAAATTCCGCAACATCTACGAAAAAAGCCTTATCACCATCATAGGGAAACTCAGAAGATAAAAATTCAAAAAATATTTCTTTTGCCCTTTGAGGTAGCTTGTCAAAGAACAAAGCATCAAGTTCCCCCGCTCTATGTGATTTACGTTTTTGATTTGCCATAATTTCTCCTTTTATGACCTGTAATAGTCATAGTATTCATGAACCCATGTATCAGCTTTTGGGTTTTGTGAATGGAATTTAATTCTCAATCCACACCGAACAGCCATCTTAATTGTCTCAATAATGTGTATCTTCTCCTGTGGGTACTGATAACCAAACTCCATAACGTTACATTCATCACCTATGTAATAAGGATTGGACAGTTCAAAGAAAACAACGTCATAAGTATCTATATCTGACATATTGAGCAGATAAGGGTTTTCATCACCTTCATGCAAGTTGTTAATCACGATCTTATCCAAGTTGTTCTCATAAAATATCTCTTTAAGAGTTTTTCTAGCTTTTGCTTTAGGGTTATAATCGCACTCTAAAACTTTCGTCATAGTTTGCTCCTGTGAGTCATTCTCTGTAATATTAAGTTTTCTGTAACCTTCAATGTGCCATTTCGCCATATACGTTCTCCTTTACTCCACATCCTCACTTATAGTCATTTCAGTTCCAACATTGTTATCTGTTGCATACTGTTTGATAATTGTCAGTTTCGTTATCAGCCTATCATCGTCATATGCCAGACCATTAAGGCTATCAAGTAGTGCCTTTGCCATATTATCCGCGTCTTTTTTAACCGTACATTTAATCATTCCTGCGGCAATCAATTGACGGTTCTTCTTAGTCGTTGACTTAGGTATTGGCATATTAAAGACAAGCTTCACCTTTATTGCTGTTTCATAAAAATCATCTGTCTGACTTTGGTAATACTCTGATATGTTTTTCTCGTATTCCTGTGTAGTCTTTGGTGTATAAGCATGACCTCTGAAAAATCTCGGTCTGCCCTTTGATACAGGTTCAAACGGAAAAAATATCTCTGTCTTTTTCACTCCATCCCCCTTCCTCTCCTTGTGTCTCGCTGATAACAAGCCACAAGGAGCATGAATGGCTTTCACAACAAGTTTGAGAGAGTTCTGCGATAAATTCCCTATTAGCCATTAGGAGTAGTTTCTTTTGCTATAAAAGCGGGTGTTCCAACCCATCATTCAATCCCCACTAGGGAAGAATGTCTCGGTAACATCAACCTTTGTTCGTGGCACTTTGTAGAGTTCTGGGTCAATCTCATGATTGCGGAACTTCCTACATGAAAATGATCTGCATATCAATGGTCTGACCTCATAGATGGTACACTTGTGATTAGGCTTATCATCATCAAGGAAAGGACAGGTCATATCCAACATTTTCTGAGATTGTACATTTACTGCATGGGTCTGTTGTTTAATGTTCTTTCGCTTTATATAAGCCCTAATAGTGTTAATCTCGTAGTTGCTCATAGCTAAAAAGCGTGAGCAACACTGACCGCACTCAGAACACTTATCATCAACAAAGTAATCCGTAACATTAGTGTTATTTAAAAATTCATTGAAGCTTCCTGTATTCATTTTTCATCCTCGAATAAATCCTTAAATAGTTCATTGAAAGTATCAGAGTCCTTATACTCACCTAAGAACTTCTTCATTTCCGAAATCAATCTCTTATGCACTTCCTCGTCTGACAAAAGCGCAAGTTCAAAGCAACTTTCAATTTCCTCTTTTGACATAACTTCTTTTTCCATCAAACCTTTTAACAAGCCTGTTAATTCCGTAGCAAGTTCAACTGTAGTACCTTCCATCTAGACAATGCCTTTACTGCTTAGTAACATATCTTCTCCTTTACTGATACTTAAAATCTTTCCACTTGTTATAAACTAAATCTTCCTCGTTCCAATCTGGATATTTACTCATAAGGTATTCCTTTGCCTTTTGGCGATATAGTTCTTTTGCTTGCCCTTCATCAAACTGAGCGTGGCATTTACGGCAAACTGTAAGAAGATTTTTGGGGATTCCTAACCCCCCTTGTGATCTCCTTATAAAATGGGCTTCTCCCCGACAATTAGGACTTGAACAAAAGATGCACCTATGATTATCTCTTTCTTCAACTTCCTGTCGTACTTTCGGTGGTATTGATGTTGCCTTGGTTCTTTTCTGCATTTGCCTTTAACCTCAACATATCCATAAGTCGCTTTTCCTCAAAGGTTTCCACTTCTTCCCAAGGGATGCCAGAACCGACACATTCATTTCTCGTTCCTTGTATTAACTCCAAGTATTCTGTGACATTATATTTAGACGTTCCCTCTAACAGAAGAAATGCTCTAACAATTATTCCTCTGCCTTTACCATTCTCAATACGTCCACCAACATCCAACGGATAGTAATGCTTCTCGGAAAATTTATACCTACCATCATCTTGAAGATACTCGACAATCGGCTTTCCTTCCTTGTCGTAGATAAACTTGCCATTGCCGTAGTTCCTTATCAGTTCGTTCTTTTTTTCATTAAAGGTCTTTTCTTCGCCCCTTGAAAGAAGTCCAACTAAGCGGTGAAAGTATTTCCTCTGTTGATTTGAATGTGGCTCTTTATGAAAAGATAAATCCCATAACTGCTCTTTATTTGCGTTCATCAGAAAAGTAACTACTTCAAGAGCCGTACCTGTAAACTCAGCCATTATTTACGTTCCCCCGCATTAGGAGTACGTGCAAAATTATTGATGATAGCAACTGCCGTAGCTTGATTTATCTCTTCAAGAGACTTTGCTTTTGCAAACGTCAGTATCGTATGCATATTGATACCCGTCCTCTGCATTTCTGACTTAATGGTGTCCAACTGCGCCTGTGTTACCTTTGCATTTGCTTCGGGTATTAAATTTCTGTCCACACTGTCGATCATCTGCTGATTAGCAACTGCATCATTCTGTGGATTGGATGATGATTTCTGTGGATTAGCTGTTGATTTCTTTGGATTGGTATTCTGAGACCTCTGCACCTGCTGATTCTGATATTCGTCTGTATCAGCATCTTTAGTATCATCAATAAGGAACAATCCATTGAGAGCATATTTCCTCGCATAAGATGATGTAGCACCCGTAATCTGGCTATCATCCATGCCTTTCTTATCAATACTCTCTCTTGCAAATGCAGAATTTTTTACAGACTCACCGCTTTCAATGTCCGTAAACTCAGCGGTAGCTTTAACATAGTATCTATCGCCTATAAGTTCAATTGAATCGGTGATAAAGAGTGTTGCACCATACTTGCTCAGTACAGGCTTTAATCCTTCAAGGATATCCTCACATGAGCGATAGTGGTACTTGCCGAAGTTATTGTACTGATTTTTTGGTGCTTTGAGTTCTTTCTGAACATTCATTAACTTCTCGTAAACTGACATTAAATCACTCCCCCTCTACTTGATATTTAACTTGTGCAAAATTAAGCATTTCTGTTACCTGCTCCAAGTCGTTATATGAAATAATGATCTTTGCAGTTCTGACCATTTCAGCAAAATCAGTGAACGACTTCATGGCTGATTCCGATTGTGGTTCGGGGTTAGTCGGTGTAGGTTCTTCAACATTTTTCTCTTCGATTGGTACAGGTTTCTCAGCTTCTTTAGCCTGTTCAATTTTTGCCTTATCAGCTAAAAACTGTGAGTTTCTTGCAATTGCCTTGCTCAAATCATTACCACTTGATATGTAAGTCTGAATAACTTCACTCTGAATCTCAGAGCCAAGAGACTCAATCGCTGACAGATCATTTTTTACCTTTAACCTCATTTCAGACAGGTCATAAATAATGTCTGAATCGGAATAAGACTTATTTAACCACTTTGAATTAAATATCTTGTCAAACGGCAAATACTGTTCGTACTCACCTATCTCTCTGTCATACACTTCTTTAACATGCTTTAGTTTTAAGTTTTTAACTTCTTCATCAAACATTTTGATTTGAGAAGAAATCAAATCAATTGGTTCAGAAACCAAGGCAATTACTTCTTTACATCTCTGTTCAAAAGTATCAAAAGGTTTATTCCATTCCTTTTTTGTAGCAATACGGGCATCATTCAGTTCCTTTTCAAGTTTTCTGAGGTCAGCCAAAAGCTTTTTATCATCTTTTACAGAATCTTCGGTTACAACGTAATCCTTGTATTCTGCCATCTGTTCTCTAATTTCAGCTTCAATGGCATCAAGATTAGTGTTAATGACACCTGCCTGTTGGGTAATCTTTAATTCGTCCATATATCTCCTTTCTTTTGTCTGTATTAATAGTGAGTCTATTGTTCTGATGTGTTCTGTGTTTTGTTATGATGATTTGATTTATAGAATCATGTTTTTGTAGGCAATAAACCCACTATTAATACAGACAAATTTGACAATTCTCATGTTCTTCCATATAATAAAAAAGTCATAGAGTTAGCCCTTTATGATTTGCCACACAGGAGAAATCCTGCGTGGCTTCTTTTTATTCTGTGTTGTCCTGTCCTATCGTGTATTGACCTGTCGATTTCTGTTGTGCTGTGTCCTGTCCAATAATAAGTATTATTCTGCAAACCCTTGTCTGCATTGATGATGAAGTATTCTATGGTATAGTGTTCTTTAGTATCATCTTCTTAGCTGTTTTATGTAATACTTTCTTAGATGGAATACTCCACCACCAATACAGACAAGGGTGAAATATTAAACTGCTTTTACATCAATTACATGATATCTGCCGTAACCACTTGATCTGCCAGAACCAATTCCTATTCCGAATCCTGCAAGATTGACTATATTGATTATCTGTTCCTCGGAATAAACATTATCAATATAGGAGATTTCAATTTCTGCCGACCATCCAGAAAAACGATTAAGCCTTACCAAAACAGGCGCACCACGCTTCGGACTCATTAACTTTTCGTCCACATGATGTTCTGCAAATTGTATTGGAACAAGTCCATCACCAATTCCAAGAACATTAACCGAAGCATCAAACTTTGTTGCATAAGTATCAATTTCGTTACGGACAACTGCCTGTCCAAAACTCTTTTTTAAACCAAAAGCAGTAATGCAAGGAGCATTATTCTTTAGAGCATCCATCAAAGATGCTTCTGTAAACTCCTTGGGCTTACCATCTCGCCAATGAATTGCAGTAATTATCTGTTCAAATTCATTGGGTTTTTCCATTGACTTAGCCTTGTCTTTACGTTCATCTGTCAACTGTCTTGTTGAAACATCATTCATTTTATTGAGAACTAAATCTGAATCGCCCTCAATTTTGACAATGATGCGCTTGGGTGAGATTGGTTTAATCTCAATAAGTTTTTCTGTTACATTCTTTGCCATAGTTTTAGCCCTTTCTTTTTAAATGTTTTTAGTTTCAAGTCCAGATGGACTCAGATAGAGTATGTAATGTACTGTTGTGTTCTGTCGTATTCTGTAATGTACTATCGTGTTGTGTCTTGTATTATTCTGTCGTGTCATATTTTAAGGTAAGATATAAATTAGTAATATGACCTTAGAGTAATTACATACCCTATCAGAATCCACCCATAGATAAAGGCGTGTAATGTAATAAACTTTGGTATCATGTTATGTTGTGTTATGGCTTATCATATAGAAACCAATGATATTAAGTTCTAGAGCGTATACACGCCCTTATCTATAGGAACAACTGTCTTATGAGAGATATGTCTGTTCTGTAGTATGTTATTCTCTAGTAAAATATGCTTATGTGTTCTAATCTGTCCTAAACTGATCGTTTTTTCTGCTTTGTTTATTTGACCAATAGTGAACGAAACATATCGCTCATAAGACAGTTGTTCTATGCTGATTTAGTATTTTTTGTATATTAGCCACCCTGTATGTGACATAAGTTTTATACTGTGCTTTGCTGTTCTAAACTTTTCTGTCATATCATCTAGTAATCTATACGTTATTTTTTTATGGTGATTTATGCGTGTGGCTTATGCCACAAACAGGATGGCTAATATCTAATTGTCAAAGTTCATCTATCAATGCAAACAAGGTTTCCAATTCTTGAATGATCTTGTATCGCTTGCGAAATTCCTGCAATTCTGCTTTTGCCCTTGCTAACAACGCTTGGTATTCATCTGGCTTTTGGATTATCAGCTTTGTTGGTTTATATACTGTTTTTTCCGTAGTAATATGAAACACCCGAACAGGTTCGTAGTCCTTATCATCTGATACAAAAACCAAATTACACATAATACTACGTGCCTGTTGCAATCTGTATTTATGAGCGGCAATGCTATCATCCCATTCAAAACATTTATGGAGTTCTGTGTTGGGGTCTTTAGCTTTCTCAACAATTTCCTCTGCCGAAGTGTTCTTATCACCAATTTCCTCATAAACTTTTTGAGCATCAGCATTGCCAAAGGTAAATGTTTTCCATTGTACTTTTTCCAACTCACACCTCTTTCTTAATGGTTTTCTCTTCGTAGCTGACACTGTTCTCACTCTGAAAATGTGTCTTGTAACAATACCTGCCCTCACAATCCTCTACTGTTCGGAAGAAAAAAGTTCCTTCTGAGATATGGATATCTATTGAACAATCCTTATCCAGAGATATCCCTAACAGGTCATAAATTGTTAACTTAGAACGGTCAAACATTTCATTGATATCTGACCTTCTCAAAACAGGGTCTTTTTTTGACATATCCACCTCTTTCTTAATCAGTAACTAACAGGCAATAAAATCCCATGTTACTTTATGTGTTGT